TCATGCGACGCCCTTGATTTTCTCGCCCGTCCGCATGGCGCCAAGGCCAAGCAAGGCAAACAGGATGGTTGACATTTCGGAGAAGTCCAATTCGGGCAAGTCAACAGGATGGCCTACCAAAGCCGCGCAGAACGCCAGCAGCGGCCCCAGGATGAATTTAAACGCGAGGGATGCCCCGCACACCCACCCGATGAACGGGCGCCAGCCAGCGACGAACAGGGACGTGCTAGCGGCCTCGGCGGCGTTGACGCCGATCTGCGCTTTCGCCAGGTCGGTCGCGGCGGCAAGCTGGGCCAGCTCGCCATTTTGCACCATCACCGCCAGTTTGAGTTGCGCGTCGGCCTGCGCCGCCGGGTCCGGCCAGACTCTGGTGATGACGCCCTTGATGATGTCGGCCAGCGGCCCGAGCAGCAGCGGGTTCACGCGGCCCCCAGCAGCAGGTTCGCGGCGATGCGGCGCGCCCAGCCCTTGCCGAACGAGGGCCAGACGGCCAACCCGGCCAGGTACTGCTGGCGGTACGCGTTGAAGCGCGCCATGACTTTGATCGGGTCGGTCGCCCGCAGCGCCCCGATGGTCTTCGCGCCGATCACGCCATCTTCGGTGGCGCCGACCGCGCGCTGTAGCCATTTCGCCGCCGGCCCACCGTTATACGCCGCGTCGAACACCTGGAACCCGAGCACCGGGCCGAGCTGGTCGCATTGAAATTTGTCCCAGTAGTCGGCGCGGGCGACGGTTTTGGCGAACGCCAGCGGCAGCGCGCGCATATCCCCGGCGTATCCGCGCGCGCGCGCCACGCGCTCGGTGACGCCGTACATCGTGGCGCCGCCGGTGTCGTCGGGGTGGTCGCTGTAGCCGCCCTCGCTAATTTGCAGCTCGTCGAACGCTTCGTCAAAATTCATTTCATGTGCTCCCTGACCCAGTTGAAGCCCTGGTACGCAGCGGTGCCGAGGCCCGATAGCGCGCTGATAATCATCCACCCGCCGACACTTGCCTTGATCTTCTCGGCCGTCTCGCGCTTGCGCCGCTTTTCATCGATGACCTCAACCAGATACGCGTGATGCTCGCGGTGCATGTCGTCGGGGATGCTTTGAGCGGCAACTTCCTCGCGCACAGCAACCACGACAGCTCGCACAAGGTCGTGCTGGCGATCTGGACGGCGGCGGTCCTCTTTCTGTAATTCTTGATTTGGCATGACGATCCTTTATTCCATTGATGTGACAACCGCACTGGTCGAATAATGTTCACAGTGGCCATGGTGACAACTTGATCACGAGTTGCGAATAGCTTCCCGTGATAGCCTTCCCGCTTACACCAGAAGAGAAAATATCAAGCGTGTCTCCAGCGTTACAGTACACGCGATATCCGCCTGCCATTAATGTCCGGGAAAGCGAGTTGCCCGAAAAATTGAATTCGGTCACAAGTACGGCGTTTTTTCTCAATTGGAATTGATAATACTCGGCGGTCGTGGCGCTAACCACGACGATAGAGAACGCAATGTCGTAGTACCCTGTTACTGGACAGGTAAATACGCCGGTCGCTGTGTTGTACAAGGTGGCCGCGAAAATCTGGAGGTTAACCGCTTCTTGCGTGCCGAATATTACGACTGCCCCCGCCGGAACGGTGGCCGAAGTGGCTTGGCCGATGTATTCCGGCAACGGGCGGCCCGGTATGCAATCGGACGACAGCCCGCCGTCTATCGCGCAATAATCGTAGCGGACATTGAAATTAGACGATGTGAATCCAACGTATTTATTCAGCGTAGCCCCGGAGTTATTTGAGTACGTCGTATCAACCACTCGGATATTTGTCGTGTTTGACGAATTTGCAATTACGAATGCATTACAAATCCCCGCCGTGTCGATTCGCACGTTGCAGTGGTCAATATGAACGCCGCCGACATTTGACCCTGCGCCATCCGGCGCGATGACCACGCCGCCTACGCTTGGGGTGAGCGATCCCGTCGCGTTCCGGTCGTTGAAAATGAAACGGGATTGTGAGATCGTGACGGTGGAACAATAGTCAAGTTTCACGTGAGCAAGGCGCGCAAAATCGAACTCACAGCCGCGCATGGTAATACGATTCGTGCCGCCGGCAATTGAGCCTATCTGGAGATGCGAACCGCCCGAACGTGCTACCCCCGCTGGCGAGTAGCCGCTTCCGACGAATGAGCAATCGAGGAATGAATTTCCCGCGCTGGCGATCGTCGCTCCCATGCCGCAGTAGCCGAACAGCACTTTTTCGAACTTCCACGACCACGCCCCGATTGCTCCGGTCTGGTTGACGCCTTGGCCAGCGCAATCCCACAGCCATGTGTCGATGATGTTGATGCTGGATGACGAGTAGTCGGCATTCGGGAATCCGGTATCGACCCATTGGCGCACGCCGTCGCGCGGGAACGTGGTGATATAGCAACCTACAATCTCGGCGTACTGCCAGCCCTGCACGAAAATGGCGTCCGATGTGCCCGTTGCGCTTTGCCCGTCAAACCGGATACCATAAATCCCGCCGCCGTTGAAAAACCGCGATCCGGTTCCGCCAGACGCGAAACTTTTCGTGCCACGGATATCGAAAACAGGACCATTGGCGATGAATGACCGCAGGATAGTGGCATCGCGCCCGTCCCCTACAAATGCAGTGCCCGGCTGGTCTGCACTGGTTGTGTTATTCCAAGTAATCGGCGCGGTGATTTTGAATGTGCCGGCACCGAACAGTACCCGTTTTCGCTTTTTCGTCACTGCGGCATTGATGGCCGATTGAACTGCCGCAGTGTGGTCCATCGCCATAGCCCCGGACTCAACGTCTGCAATCATGGCGCTCGACATAAATTCAAACACGCGAACATCTTGCCGCTGAAGCCAATTATCTACGGTTGCAGCAACCGCGCCAGTTGCAGCGCGGATTATCCCGATGAGGGATACGCCAATCGAAGCTGCCAGAACACGCTTATCGGCCGCATTGCCGACGTAGGTCACGCCCTCAGTTCCGGCCAGCAATGCCTGTAGCGCGCTCGCGCTCTGCGCTGCCGGCGCCACGGCGACCGGGTTGCCGGACGCATCGAAGCCCAACAGGTTATTAGCCCGCACCTGAGCGGTCGGTAAGTCCCCGTTGATCGTATCGGAGAACGCGAATTTCAGCGAGCGGCCTACTTGCTCGGCGAGCTGCTGCACCTCGATGGTGACTTTGTCCAAGCCGTCCTCAACGACCTTCGGGTAAAACCCGCCGTTGTTCGGAATGCTTTGCCCTTGCAGCGCCGGCACTCGGCTACCGAGGGTAAGCAAGTAGCCCACCGGCGGAGCCACCAGCATGGTCACGGTGCCGCCGGGGGTAGCGTTCTGGTCCGCGCTCAGCGTCACGGTGTAATTCGTCGTCAACGCCAGCGTTGTTTCCGCGCCGGCCGCGTCAGTCTGCACCACCAGCACATCGCTGGCCAGAAAGACCTTGTAGCCGAATGGGTAGGCGGTTTGGGCGCCGGTGCCGCTATACGGCCCTGCTTTGCGGGTGGTGGAAGAGATCGTCATGCGGGGGATTTTCCCCGCATGCTATTCGGTCACGCGCACCCGCCATCACTGCTTGCTTTGCGGGCCGGCCGCCCCTGTAACCGCGCCCCGCGCCATGTCGACCGGCCCTGTGGGGGCGATACGGCCGTCGGCGATGTCGGCCATGTAGCTTATTGGGCGCGCCATCGTCGATGCGGGCAGGCCGGTGGTGAGCGTAATGAGCGTGGCCACGTCGCGCACGGCCTTCGACGGCTTGGCGTCATTGGCAATGGCGTCGTAGACCGACACGGGCGAGCGGGCCGCGCTTTCGATCATGCTGACGGCCGGCGAGGTGGCCACCCGGTCATCATACGGCTTGCTGTTGGTCGCGTTGGCCACCGCGTTGATGCCCTGGCCAACGACCGGGACAAGCGCGGTGGCGGCGCGCAGCGTCCCCCAACCGAATAGCGCCGCCAACCAGTCATCCAGGTACTCGCCGTCCCGGTCCTCGTCCGGCGGCCCGCCACGGAACGCTTGCGCGATCAGCTCGGCGCACCATGCCGGCGCGAGGAAGCCGAACAGCAGCACGTAGAAGCCGCGCCCCAAGCCGTTGCGCAGTCCTACGTCTTCTCCTATTTTGGCGAACTCTGTGCCGAGAACGTTCGCTTGCATGTTGAAATACCCCGTGAACTGGGTGAACAGGCGCACGAATGCGTTGCCGGTTTCAAGCCGGCTGATGTCCTCGGGCAAGGTGCTGCCCTGGGTTTCGCGCACGGCCGAGTCGGCCAGGCGCCGAGCGTAGGTTTTTATCTGGTCATCGGTTGACCCGGCTGGCGCCGACTCCATCGCCTCGTTGTAGGCGCCCAACCACACCATCGGGCCGATTACGTTGTCCACCGCCGACTGCATAAAATACGCGTGCCGCGCCGCCCAGGCTTTCGCATTCTCGTACACGCTCGGGTTGAGCAGGATATCGTTGATGGCGCCGCTCATGTGCGCCACCTCGTTTTCCATCCGGCTGGCCATGTACGGCGACGCCGCGGCGACGGCAGCGGCCACCTGGCGCGGGCTGAGAATGAACTCGGCGGACGCGGCCAGCAGGTATTTTGGCTTGACCTTGAGCAGCGCGATCGATAGACCCGTCACCTGCTGTACGCTGTTCGACACGTTGGCGAACATGGCTGCCATGCCGGCGCGCGAGCGCGTCGCCGAGAAAAACCGCATCATGCCGTTCGATCCGCTTACCGGAGTTTCCACTTGCTGGCGCGCGGTGCGGTTCAACCAGGGCGTCAACAGGCCGTCGAACGCCGCCGGGTCAATCCGGTTTATCGCGTACGCCACCTCGCTTGACGCCAGCACGCGGCGCACGTCGCGGATGGGTTGCTCCAGGTGCGAGAACAACAGCACCTTGTCGATGTGGCCGGACAGGCTGCGCAGGTCCAGCAGCAGCGGCTTGTTGTAATCGACGCGGGCTTTCGTGAAGCCCTTGCCGGTCGAAGGAAACGACGCTTGCAACGTGCTGTTTTCTTCTTCGGCCAGCGCGCGGGTCTTGGCGTCGGCGACGATGCGCGAATCCGCCATCGCCGGGACGTAGCCCCCGGCGTAGCTGCCGAACTGGTTGGTGAAGGCGTCGGCCGTCACCTCGTCGAAGTACCGGCCGAACACGTCGCGGTGCGTTTTCTGCGCCTGCGGCTTCATCTTTTCAAGCAAGTCCCATACGCCCTGGGCGAAGTCGAAGTCTGCCTTGACCAGCCGACCTTCCGCGATCATGCGATCAACAAACGCGTCCCACCGCGAGGTGTCTACGGAGCCGTCTTCGTTCTTGCTCGCCCACTTGCGCCCGAGTAGCAATTTTGTCTTGTTGCTTTCGTTCCCGGTATGCAAGATCGCGTGCAGCAGTTCGGCCTTGCCGGCGCCGCCTTTGTCGTAGCCGAAGGTGTAGTTCAGCTCCGGCGCGGCGATCTTGCCCTGGGTGAGGGTGGGGGCCACGCCATCCAGCAGCTGGCGGTATGCCTTCAAATACTTGGCCTTGTCGACGCGGTAATTGTCGGCACCCTCCTTGACGGGGTTCCAGACGAACTTGCGGAACGCCCCCATTTTGTTAGTGCCGTCCTTGGCGCCAACCCACGACTCGACGCGGCGCGCGGCGGCGCGAAACGATTGCATCATCGACAGCCGGGTTTCGGCTTCGGTGATAGCGTGGCCTTCGCCGGGCGCTTCCGCTGGAATTCCAATTTCTTCCAGCCGCGCGCGCAACGCATGCTGCACCTCCTCGCGGTCCATCAAGTCGCCGTCGATCTCCATCTGGCGGGAGCGACGCGCCAGATACCACAGGCTTTCCACCTCGTCGCGTAAGGCGCGCATTTCCCCGACGGTCAGCTCGTCGAAGGGCTTGGCGCGCTCGGTTGCCGCCGCTACCTGGTCGCTCAGGATCGCATACATGCCCGGGTCGTTGGCCTCGACGAGCGCCAAGTACTCGAGTGCGCCCTTGCCCTGCGTCCCGACCCCGTAGGCGGCCAGGATAGCCCGGGTCGCCTGCACCATGTCCATATCGCGGGTCTTGGTGACGGTATCGGCCTTGCCGGTTGTCATCTTGCGGAAGCGCTCGGCGGTCTTACGCACCTCGTCGCGCGCCTCGTACGCGGCCTTAGCCGCGTAGCTGTTCACCAACTGGTTTTGCTTTTCCTGTGCGGCGGTGGCGATGTCGCCTTTTTTGAACGCGGCATCGGCGGCCTTCGCGGCCCGGCTGGCGGCGGCGCTGTACCGGTTCGGTTTGATATCGGCAACCCTGGTGCGCGCGATTGTCTGCTCGGCGTACAACTTGGCCGCTTTGACCAGCACGGTGCGGTTGCCGGCGGCCAGGTGCAACGCGTTCATTTCGGTGGCCACGGCGCGCAGGCGCATGTCGTTGTGCAGGGCGGCGTCCGCCGCGCGCCCAATGCTATCGGCGTCGGTGAGATCGCCGTAGCGCTCAAGCATGCGCTGGTCGGTGATCGCTTCGATCTTGTCGCGCGCCGGCTCGGCAGTCAGCAAATCGCGCACCATCTGGTCACCGGACGCGTAGCCAAGCATATCGGCCACCACGTCCGGCGCCAGGCCGTCCTTGGCCAACATGCCGAAACCGCCGTATCCAAGCGGCTCCCAATCGAGCAGTGCGAAGCGGTCGCCGTCGCCGCTGTACATTTCCTCTAGCGCGGCGATGCTGAGCTTATTTGGGCCGGCGAGCTTGTCGATCTCGCCGGCCGCGTTGACGAACTCGCCGCGCTTCAAGAGCTGGCGCGCGCGGTTGACCGGCTCGGCCGTTACCTCGGCCTGCACCTCGGCGCGTATGGCTTTCCGCTTGGCGCGCGCGTCGCGCTGCATGGATGAAAGCAGTTTCGACTTGGCGTTCGTCAGCCACTGCATGTCGCGCAGGCTGCGCGTCTCCAAAATGTGAATGGCACTCTGCGTCGCACCCAGGGTGTCGTCGCGGTACTGCCGCCATTCGTCATCACTCATGCCGTCCGGCTTGGACTCGAACAGGCCGGCATAGCCGCGAACGGCCTCGGCTTCCACGATAGTTTCCGTGGTCGCCAGCATGCGGTCGAACACGCCGCGCACGTCGGCGCTCAATTCGACGTTGAGGGCCTTGAGCGACTTGTAGACGTTTAGCATCCACGCGCGGAAGCGCGAGAACAGGTCTTGCATTTCTACGTTCGGCGCCTTGCCTTCGAACAGGTAAGCTTCGAAGCCGCGGGCGAACTGCTCGTGGCTTTCGCGCTTGCCTTCCAGATCAAGCGCATTCCAGGTCGTCAGGTCCGCCACGCCGAACCACTTCAGCACGGTATCCATGTCGTCGGTGATGCCGGCCGGCGCATCCGGCCGGCTGGCCATGTCAGCCATCACCTCAAGGAAGAAATGCCCCGACTCATGTAGGAAGGTGGACAGGTCCGCTTTCGCCAGCAGGCTGATCGTGTTCGTTTCAGGATTGAAGGAACCGCGATTGCCCTGTTCCAGCACCTTGCCCGGCGCCACGCGGTACATGCTTTCAGACGTGGTGAAAGCACGGTTTTTGCCTTTGTTCTCGATGAAGCCGAAACGCTTATAGAAGGCGGTGAGTCGCTTCTTATTGCCACCGAAGTCCGCCGATGGTGAAAGAACGACGTGCTTGCCGGCCGCATCGGCGTAGTCGATTAGCGCCTGCATCGCCGCAGTGCCTTTTCCGGCGCCGCGCGCAGCATCCGGGACGATGATCTGCGAAAGAGTAACCCGGTCGCTGGATTCGAAGATACCGTGCTTGATTCCGGCGCTATCCCATTGTTGACGCACATCGTCAAGTGTCGGCCCCTGATCCAACCTCGCCCCGCCCAGCACCTCGGCCGTCACCTTGAGCGGGTAGCGTGCCGCCATTTCCGTGGGGGTGATGCCGAGCTTTGCCGCCTGCACCGCGTAGAAGCTACCCATCATCGTGGCGTACGCGGTATTTACGTCGGGGGAGAGCCGTCCCGCCGCCGTCAACTGGCCCAGCACCTGCGCCGTCACCTCGTCGCGTGACGCTTTGAACGCCGCGTCGCCCTGTTGCTCAATCAGTGCCTTTGCCACCTCGGCCTGCAGGTCCGCGCCCTGGCTCTGCATGTACGCTTGCGCCTCGGCCTGCGACATGCCGCCCACGTCCGTTTTCAAGTGCGGCAGCATGGCGGCGGCAAAGTCGCTGCCGGCAATGCGCGCGGCGAACTCGTCGACCGGAATGCGGATATCGCCACCAGTGGCCGCCGCGTCGTTCATCTGCTCGGCCACTGCCGACGAGAGTTGCGCGAGGGCGGCCACGTCGACGCCGGACTGCGCCAGCGTGTTGGCGCTAATGTACACGTCCTGCACCGGCCCATCGGCCATCGCCTCCTTGATGAAGGTTTGGAAAGCTGCTGGATCGCGGGCGCGCAGCTTCGACGCGGCGGCCAGGTCGTTCATCGCCGCCAGCGCCGCCGCATCTCGTTCGGCGGCCTGCGCATCGCTGCCGCGCGCTTGCACCCGGCCGACGGCACCGCTCGCAGCAGCCATAACGCCGGCTTGGGTGATGGTGGCCACCAGCGTTTGGTACGCCGCGCCTGGGCGCTCTTCCAGATACTGCCCCCAGGTCTTGTCGGGGTTCGCTATTGCGGTATCCACCGCGTCCTGTGTCAGCGTTGCGAGCTGCTCGCTGGGAATCTCGCGCGCGAGCAGGCCGGCGAGGAAGTGGCCCGCGCCGGCCTTGCCGAACTGGTTCACCATGAAACTCATCGGTATCATTTCGGTGCCGACCTCGATAGCCCCCTCGCCCACGGCGCCGGCCAGCGCTTGGCCGGCGGTGGCGCCTCGCGCGCGGTACTTGCCGTACGCGTCGGCCTCGGTCTGGGCGCCCATCGTCGCCAGCAGCGGCGCCGGGGTGCGGGTGAGTAGCGACGCGGCCAGCCCTGGGATCATGCGGACGATGCTCTCTCCACCCCCGTAGACGCCGCGCAACGTCGGCGATTCGATCTCCGGGCGCCCTACATCCGCCTGGAGACTCGCCAGGCTGTATTTGCGCATGGCGTCGTCGCGCACCGCGTCGAAGCCGAACGCGTCCGCCAACTGCATTCGGATGCCTTCGCGTGCCATGCGCGCGCCGATAGGGAGCGAATTGGCGAGTCCGCTAAGGACGGACCCGAAGGAAGCCTTTGGCCCGCTGATAGGGCCAATGGTGCTTTCGATGTCAGCCAGGTTCTGCGTGTCGTCGTGCGCTACGGCCGCGTTTGCAGGGTCGGACAGGAACCGGGTAGTAGACGGGTATTTCTTGTTGAACTGGTCGATGCCCAGGGCATCGAGCTTTGCGCGCCGCTCCACGCCGGGTTGGTCGAGCCGCACCGCGTCGACGGGCAGATTGTACTGGCGGGCCAGCCCTTGAAGCCGGGCCTCCACGTCGGGCTGCTTATCGATCGACACTTGCATGGCGCCGCGCAGCGCGCGCGCGCTATCCTGCTCAAGTGTTTGCAGATAGGGGTTCGTGGCGGCCGCGCCGCCCGGCGCCGTGGCCGGCGCGGATTGATCCAGGGCCACCAGAAAGGGGTTGTCGACTGCCATTATTTAATGCCTTTGCTGAGCTTGTATAGGTCGAGAATCGAGTTTTCGTTGACGGGTTTGTTGCGCGCCCGAAGCGCGGCGATGACCTGCTCCCGATCCGCGCTCGGCACGGCAACCTTGTCGCCTTCGCCCAGCATCACAGCGGATTTCGTGCCATCAAACCACCAGGATCGGTTCACGCCGACTGTGGTGAAGAGCTTCGACAGAACGGTCGTGACCTCTTCCGACTTCAGTTTGCGCCCCGCGACTTTTTCGGCTTCGCTCAGTCGTTTTTCGACGGTAGACCAAATCTTGCCGACCGTCTTGGCGCCGGCAGCGTCGGTGTCTCGCGGCGTGGGGTCGATACCAATTTCCCGGATGTACTGGTTGACGACATCGTGCGTCGACCGCAGCCGCGTGGTGTCGCCCACTTTGCCGGTGAGCAGGTTCTGCTGCTCTTCCGTCAAGCTTTTGAATTCGGTGTCACCCAGCTTGTCGCGCAAGGCCATCAGGTTTGTGGCGCCCAGCACCGCCGTATCGGTTTTGAGCTTGTAGAAAAGCGCCCAGTCGGTTTGCACGGTCTGCCCCTTGCCAATCTTGTCGCCGAACGCCATTACCGAGTCCCATTTATCGGGCGCGTACTGCATCACGTCGGCTTTAATGTCCGGGGAGAGCGCCGGCACGTTGCCCTTGTTCTGCATCAGGGCTTGATACGCGGCCTGGGTTGCGTTCTCGCCCTGCACCTTGCGGTTGCCCATGAAGTCGGTGTACTGGCGCGTCCCCTCGGCCAGCGCGGCCTGTAGCAAGCGCGGATCGGGGTCGGCGCCGAGCTGCGCGCGGATGCGGTCGTGCACATCCTGCTGTGACGGGATAGGGGCGACGGTACTTTTCTGCATCTTGGCCACGTTGTTGGCGACGTACGCCTGCGTCTCCTTCGGCATCAGCACCAGCCAGTCGGCGCCGGTTTTTTTCGCGGTGGTCATCGCCGCATCCAGGGCGCCGGGGCCTGCGTTGTAAGCGGCCCATGCCTTGGCCGGGTCGCCGGCGTAGCGTTGCACCATCGTGCGCAGGTAGTCGCGTCCGACGCGCGCGCGCTCTTCCGGGCTGGCGTCGGCAGCCGGTTTGATGCCAAAGCCGGGATTGGTATTCGTGGCCGGCATCACCTGCATGATGCCTTGTGCGCCCTTGGGGCTAGTCACCGTTGAACCGTCCCGGTTCGTCTCGCGGCCACCGCTCTCGGCCTGCGCCGTGATCTGCACCATGCGGTCGCCGTCGGTCGGCGTCAGCTTGGCTTGCAGCGACTGCATGGCGTTCTGCGCGGTGTTGGTGGCGACGCGGGCGCGCATGTCGGTCTTGATCAGGCCGTTCGCTTTCAACAAGTCGTCGGCGGACATCTGGCCCTTCTTCGATTCGATGTAGGACAGGGCGTAGGCCGGCTCGTTGTTTTGCAGGGCGGAATCGATGACCCCGGAATGGATCGCGCTGGTGGTGGCCTGGATCTTGGCCTGGGTCAGGTTGGCCGGTTCTCCCGCGATCTGCCCCGCCTTCCACACCGCCGCCTGTGCGCTGGCGATCTGCGGCGCGAGCAGGTCCGGCTTGTTCCAGTTCAGTTTCGCGGCGTCGCTGGCCAGCTTGACGGTGCCCTGCTGCGTTTCCAGCCCGAACTGCCGGTATTCCTGGAGCATGTGGCTTTGCACCTGGCCGCCGAACGAGGTAGCCAGTGCGGTGGCTTGCTCGTTGAACACGCGGCGCTGCGCGTCGTTGCCCAGGCCGGCCGCCGTGGCGCTGATGGTGTCCTGCAGTTGCTCGCCGTACGACTGCGGCAGCGAGCGGCCCAGCAGGTCGGGGTCAAGCGCAGCGGCGCCCTTCTTGTTGGCGTAGCCGTTCTCCGGGTTATAGGTCAGGTCGAGCTGCTGCTGGCGCACCGCATTCAATGCCGCGTCGACGCGCACCTGATTGGCCATGCCCTGGGCGTTAACCTCTTCCTGCGTGAGTTGCTGGCCGACCTGTTGAAGCGCGGCGCCGAGCGCGGCCTGCTCGCGCACCGGCGCGCCGGTATCCACCTGGGCCGGCGCACGGTAGGGATTGGGGGCTTGCTGCGGCGCGACTTGCGCGCTGTCGTAGACGGGGACGCGGGGCATCAGCCATTCCCCCACATGCTGGACCACTTGTTTTTGACCGTGGTGCCGAAGTCGGCCGTGCCCTTCAGATTGGCCTTGGCGTCCCACTGGCTGGCAACGTTGGACGCGCCGGTAAGCAGGGAGGTGCCGGCCGCCATCCAGGGGCTGATGGTGTCAGCGGCGCCCTCGGCGCGCTGCGCGTCGACCACGTAGCTCGACGCCTGGGTGCGGTAGCCCCAAGCCTGCATCATGGCGTTGTCATGGATTTGCAGCGCGTCGCGCTCGCTCATAAACTTGGTGGTGGTCAAAATCTCGTTGGCGCTGCCACTGCCCAGGTCGACGCCGTTGGCGGCAAGTTGCGCCCGCTGGGCGCCGAACAAGGCGCCGGTTTTAAGGGCGTGGTTTTCCTCCGCAGTCTGGCCGGAGCGAACGGCGTCGGAGGCGCTGGCCTCGGCGAACGCCGCATTCGACTGTGCTACCGACGCCTGGTATTCCAGTGACGAACGTTGATTTTGTGCTTGCCCGTAGGCGGCGCCGGCGGACGAGATCGCGCCGGCTGCGGTGATGGCTAGGCCCATTGTGATCCTCCAGTATGCGGCGAGTGTGCCGGACACATGGCGCCTCACGCGCACCTAGCCGCCCGTCGCCACCTCGAGCGCAATCGACACTACGGTCAGCGGCAGCGGATCGGACTGGCGCACGCAGATTGCGCCGTCCGGCCCCCACGAAGGCGAAACCATCACCGATACCTCGCCCGACTTGAGCGCCGGCGGCGTTCCCCACGGCTCGTTGGTGCGCTCCTTCACCTCGATCAGGGTATCGAACGTAGGTCCGGCGAAAATGCCGCTGGAGCGCTGCACCCGCAACCACACCTTGTTCACGTTCTTCGGCTTGCCAACGCCGGCGGCGGCGTCGATCTGCAACGCCAGCGGCAGGGTTTGCAGATCGGCGGTGATCGGCAGGCCCACCTGCACCTTGCTGGCGGCGTTCTGTAGCGTGACGGCGCCGCCGGTGACAACTCGCTGCGGCTGCACGGCGCCATCGGCCAAGATGCTGACCGTCTGCCCCTCCAGCCAGGTCAAGCCGGAGATCGTCGTGGCCGCCGCGCCGGTGTAGGTGGCGCCGCAATCGACGAAGAACGCGTCGGCAGGCGTGGCGAAATAGCGTGTGTGCATCCGCTCGACGTACCGTTTCGTCACACCGCCAATGGTGCGGCGCACGACGGCGTACAGCATTTCCTCGCTGGCCACCTGGCCGGCCGGCGTCTCGGTGATCGTGCACACCGCCTCGAACGCGCCGTTGATCGTGTCGTGGCGGTGCCAGGCCGCCACCTGCTGCTCCGGCACGTAGGTCATGCCCAGCAAGTTGCCGTTGCTCGACACGCACCACAGCACCGGGGTGGGCGCCCGCGAGAACGCCATGTCGATGATGTTGTTGTAGTCGAACAGGTGCGGCGCCAGGATAGAAATGTCGTTCGCCTGGTAGCCGTTGGCTTGCCAACTGTAGGACATTTCCCGGATGCGGCCGCCGCGCGCCTGGGCGAACAACACGGAGTTGCCCACCAGGGCGGGGGTGACGTTGTTGCACCCGATGTACGACTGCGGCCTGACCTGCACCGAGGATGGCGTCAGAACGTCGCCGGCGGGGTTCACCCGCCATTCACACGACGGCGTCAGCAAGATCAAACTTGCCGCCGGCACGATGTGGCGGATGGCGCTGGCCTCGCGCGCGGCGATGCGAAACGCCACGCGGTTGTCGTCGCGCGTTGGGATCGAGTACGACATGTTCGACTCGGTACCCGACTTGGTGGCCCAGAAGTTTTGCGGCAGGTTGTTGGTGCCAGCGAAGCACCGGCGCTGCTCGAAGTAGCTCACCGCCCCCGGGTAATTACCGGCGGCATCGTTGAAGCCGGTATCGTTGATCGGCGGCGTGCGCGCCACGTCGGGGGTGATGTTGTTATCGACGAAGGACAGACTGGCCGCCTGGCCAATAAATCCGTACAGGCCGTTGGCCAGCTTGTATACGTTGTACCGGGCGATAGTGCCGGCCGGCGCTGCCCAGCTAATCGTGTTGTAGTGGCCCGAGATGGTCAGATCGTTGGTGATGACCGCCGACGCGCCGGACGCTACCGTCTCTTCCAGGTTGGCCGTGTTCACCGCAGTGACGACGTACTGGTATGGCGTGGCCCCTGCAAGCGTTGGCACGGCGGTGACGCCTGTAGGAACGTTGACCGGCGCCTGGAACGTCGGTGCCGTCAGCGTCCAGCTCAACGCGCCCAGCCGGCGCAGCTCTTGCACAGAATAGTTCGGATGAACGAGCGTCAGCACGTCGGCCGATTGCACGTAGTGGATATCGAGCAGGTCGGCGGCCGCGTACGGGTTCGCCACCTCGTACGGCACGCCGGCGGACAGCAGCGTCGCGCCGTTGGAGTGGAAGCGGAAGTAGCCGGCGCCGACCTCGATCGCCATGGTCTGCGTCACGCTGTAGGTAAACGGGATCAAGCGCGTGGCGACCGCGCTGTTCTTCACTTCGCGCACAAACTCGAAGCCGGCGCGGCTTTCCACCGGCCCGTGCGGCAGCACCTTGAAGTTGCGGCAAATGGCCAGCCCGGCCTGCAACTTGCTCAGGTCGATGCGGCCGAACAGTTCCGGCGTGAGTTCGCCCGCGGCGAACGACTTGGCGAGGGTGCGCTGGCTCATCGTCCAGCCATCCAGGATGTGCTTTGCTGCGCGACGTGGCGCTGCTGGTTGGCGTCGGATGCGGCGGCCTGGGCGAACCACATACGGAACTCTTGCATCATCGCTTTGGCCACGGCGCGCCCTTCGCTGCCCTTAATCACCGGCCCCGCCAGGCGAGCGGCCAGCAGCATGACAAGCGCCTCTTCGAACAGCGGCGAAAACTGGCTGCTGTCCGTCACGCGCGCGGTGTAGCGCAGTACCGCGCCTGCCTGGTTCGTCAGGATGATCTGCGCGCCGGCGCTGTTCGATTCGCAGGTAAAGGTTTGTGGTGTGTAGGCGATCGCGTTGCTCTCGTAGACATCGCCCCAGTTGGCGTAATTCGCGGCGCCGGCGCTGATGTCGTCCAGCGCGTCGGGAGCCAGCACCGCCAGCAAGTTGATGGTGTCGGCCGGCGCCGCGTATGCGTAGCGCCACGAGCTGGGCGGTGCTTCGGCCAGCAACGCCAGCGGGGCGCGCCTGGTGGTAAATCCCCATGAGTGCAATTCCAGCAGCGTATCGCGTGCCATGGGGTAGAAGCGCGCGCAATGGTCGGCTTGGGCGCTACCCTCGGGTGGGGACAGGCTGGCCACCGTGGCGTCGTCGCCCAGGCTGGCCAGCGCGGCATTGCACAGGTCTACGTCAGAACTCAAGGCGTTCTCCTAACAGAAAAGGGGCCGAAGCCCCTGGGTATTGCTACTTGGCGATGCGGGGCTGTTACACCAGCGGGTCGGCGTCGGCTGACTTGGAGTGCTTCGACGAGGGCTTCACCGGCTGCGCCATGGCCGCCGCGATGGCGTCGGAAATCATGGCTGGCATGGCTTGGAAGCAGGCCAGCATCTTGTCGACGTCCTCGCCGCTGTTGGCGGACGCCATGGCGCGCACGCGGGCCGCGTTCGACTCCAGGTATTCTTGATACTTGGCGCGGCCGGCGTCGCACGTCGGCTCCAGATTTTCGGCTGGCAGGCCGTCGTAGTCGACGAGCGCGCCGGCTTCGAACAGTTCGTTGCCGATCAGGGATTTTTCTTTTACGAGGTATTTTGGCATGGCGATTCTTTCTTGTTGAGGCGGGGGTCGAAGCCCCCGTCAGGGGCTTACAGGACCGCGAAGCCCGATTTGCCGTAGATGTTGGCGATGTCCGCGATGTTCTTGACGATGGCGGCGGTGAACGAGCCAGCCGTCAGCGGGCCGGTTGCGACGGTATATCGGAGGCCGACATACCGTCGCGGCGCCAGCGGGGAGGCGCGGTCAACGTGCAGCGCAACCAGCGCACCCAGCACCAGCGTGGCCTTGCCAATAGGGCCGGTGGTACAGATCACCTCCACGTTCGTAGTCAACGCGGCGTCGTCCGCCTGGATGTATTCGAACGTGACGGTGGCGGCGCCGGCGGCGGTGGCGGCCACGGTGACGCCGATGGCGATTTCCAATGGCTCGCCGCGGCCCAGGTCGTTGGGTTGGTTTGCGCCCAGCGTCAGCGGGTTGGTGTCGAGCGTGTTGGTCGACACGGCGGTCGCCGTCACGGCTTGGCCAGTCAGCGCGCCGGCGGCGGATACGCTGCCCGAGAGCAGCAAGAAGTTATCGAGAATCATGGTGTTGCGTCCTTGTAGAATGTGAGGAAGACGAAGTCGCCCCGCCGTGCTGGCCGGGGCGCGGGCGTTACACCACCCGGCTTTCGGTGTTCAGCAGCTGGTCGACCTTGCGCAGCGGCACACCCAGGAAGCGGGTCATCGAATACGGCGTCCCGAACTGGGTGTTGGCCTGCTCGATGGACAGTGCGTTTGCAGACTTGCCCATGGCAGCGACGCGCAACATGCTGTACACCGTGCGGTTCGCGTAGAACACCGCACGGCCCATCGACAGGCTTGGCACACGGTCCAGCGCGCGGCTCATCAGATTGATGATCTGCGTCGCGGCGGTGGCGGCCTGGGTGCCGGACTGGCCGGTCAGGTCGGTCACGTTGATGTTTGCGATGCGCACCACGTAGCGCCAGTCCTTGACGGCCACGCCATTTTTCCACTGGTACAGCGCGCGCATGGCTTGGAAGAAGTTGCCGTTCGCGTCCGGGACCGATTCTTCGCCCAGGTCTTGATGCATCAGACCGGCTTTGCTGCCCTTCGGGAATGGGCAGAACACAGTGTTCTCGCCCCACACCACCAGGTAGATGGAACAGTTGTTGGTGCCGGTACCGCCGGCGTCCAGGATGTTAGCGCCGTTTACCGCGCCCAGCGAGCTGTAACGGGTCTGCAAGCCCAGGAACTGGCGGGGGTCGGTTGCTGGGTTGCCATAGAACAGCGCGCCGGCCATGGTCTGGTTCATCGCCTCGATGAACGCCTGGTCCTCGGACAGGCGGAAGTCGGCGGTGTTGCCGTTCAGCTTGGCCAGCTCGACGTCAATATGGCTGCGGGCTTCCAGGATGCCGCACGACTCGTCCACCTGGGCAGTGACCGACTTGGAGGTCGGCACGCCCTGGTTGATCATGCGGTAGTAGACGACGGGCAGGCCGGTGCGGATGGTCAAACGGTGGCCGGTTGGCAGGTTTCCTTCGAGGAAGACGGCGTCCTCCAAAATTTCATTGGTCTGCGAAAGCAGTTCGGCCACCTTCGGCACTTGGCCGTTCGGGTCGAGGCGCTTAGCCCAGTCTGCCAGCGTCAACGCGCCAGTTGCGAGTAAAGCCATGATGGTTATCCTTTAGCTTGATTTGGGTAGAGTGTTGCGGCCGTGTTGCCCATGGAAGGGGAACCCCCGCCGGTGACGAAACTGGAGCCGCTGATTTTTTGCCCGGCCTTGTAGAGCATGCGGATCACCTCGGGGTGGTTGCCGAGACCGGAATCGTTGAGCAGTTGCGTCAGCGCCGGCGTGCCGAAGGCGTCCAACGCTTTCTTGGCGACTGACAGGTTCTCGGCAAATTTCTCGCCGCCGAATTCCTTGTCCGTCTTCGCGCTGTCGGCCCATTGCGTTTTCGCCTGTTCGATGCGGGCCAGTTGCGCCTTGGCGATCTGCGGCCCCATCTTGTCGAGGACGTTCTGCGCTGCATCCTGCGACAGGCCGAGTTCCTTGGCGACGCCTTCGAATTCACCCAGCACGGCCGGATCAAACTCGGCGCCATCAACGGCCTTGAATTCGTATTTCTCTGGCGCGGTGGGCTTGTCGGCGGCCTTCGGGGCTGCGTCTTCGGCCGGCTTGTCTGCGGGCGCGTCGGTTGGCGCGTCGGCAGGGGCGTGCTGCTCAGGTGCTGCAACTGCCGGCGGCGTAGCGGCAACGGTAGCCGCAGCGTCGGTAGTTGGTGTGTTCCCGGCGGTCAGCAATTCGGTTGTCATGTTTTTGCTTCCTGTAAGAGTTCGGCGTAGCGGTCGGTGCAATGCTCAGTGACCAGCGCAAACAGCGCGTTTCCCATGTTGCGGTTCCCTTCGTTGAAGGCCATTTGCAACGCGTTGGTGTGAAACGACAGGCGGAACACACCCGACTGCGACAGCAGCCGGTGCACGACGCGCCGGCCGCGCTTGCTAGCCATCAGCCACTTCATGTCCTCCACCTCGACGGCCAGCGCCAGCCGGTTACGCGCTTGCGATTCGTCGCGGGTACGGTCGTGCGCCTGGGTATCTGTGGGGTCGGTATTGCTCATAAGCCACGACTTTAGGGGCGAGGGTGAAAGTCACGCGCACCCTCGAACTCAACCGCCGTATAGCAGCGTGGCCGCGCTCGGGCCGTCATCAGCGCTGGCCACCTCCAGATCGGTGATCTGGAACGACAGGCACACGTCAACGCCGCCCTTGCCTTCCACTTCCGCCTCTTGCGCCACGCGGGTAACGACAGCCTGCGCGTGCAGCATCACTTTGGCGCCGGCTGCTGGGGGATTGGCGCGCAGCCCCAGCGCGTCCACTTGCGCCTCGGTCAGGCTTATTGACAGGCCGTAGCCGTACTGGTTCGGGCTATACGGCTCGCAGTTATTGCCGTCGGTTTTCATGTTGGTCATGGCCATGGCATTAATCCGCGTTAATGATGAAAAAATCGACCGAGGTGTTTACGGTGGTCGCGTTGTACACGTTTATGGTGAAACTACCCGCAGCCGGGATTACGTTTTTCAGGTAGCACGAAGGATCACTACTCGAAATAACCGCAAATACATGGGCCGCCGCAGTGCAATACGAATTTGTTACCGTGACAGTCGTGGCCCCCGCCGCGATATTTACACGCCCTGCGGCCTTATTGATGGTCACCGCCCCCACGGTGGCGGTATTCGTGTAGTCCACATACAGCTTCGTGAAGCCGACGTTGGCGTCGCCCAGGCCGCACGAGCCGTTCGTATACGGCCGCAAGTTGGCGCCCACGAATCCGGCGCGGCGGTTTGCGATGGCGCCGAACCCGCCGGTGCCGAACCAGATAGCATTGCTCGACCCGGTGCTGTCCGTGGCAATAACCATATCACCCGTTTTGCCTGCGCCGCTGGGCGCCGACCCGAACAGGTACGCCTCGTTGGGGCCGGTGATCGCATACGCCGCCTGGGCAAACGCGCTGGACGTGATACCGATGTCCACGAACCCGGTGAGGTCGCTGGCGGTGACGTTGTCGGGGTAGCAGATGTGGTCGGCGCTGGCGTTGGCCGTAGCCGACTTGTTTTGGGTACTTACCTGCGTGTAGTCGTTGACCGAGTGGGTCGTCTGTACGATAGGATTGGTCAGCGTGGCCGGCGCGCCGCCAAGGGTAACTGTCAATGCGCCCGCGATATTCGTGGCGCCCGCGGTGATTTGCATGGTCCCCTGCAATCCGGCGCTGTTCATCACCGCAAACGGCAACGCGTATTCGCGGCCGTCGCGGCCCAAGAGTCCCACCAGCGCGCCGGTGACGGGGTCGACAAGTGCGGGGATGACGGCGAGTGCGTATTTGCTCATTACATTTTCCTTATTGCGAGAACATGGACATAACGTCCGACGCGGCATTTCCGCCGGATGTCGGGGTGGCGCCGAGTTTTTGCGCCGTGTCGGCCGCGACGTTGTTTTGCTGCTGCTGCGCGGCCTGCGCCTGCGCCTGCGCGCGCCGCTGACGGATTGCCTGCACCTGGTCGTCGGGTACGATCAGGTCGGGCGAGACGCCCAGCATGTCGCTGTACTGGTCGGCCCATTTGTCGGCGTTGAATTTGTCGAGCACCTCGGGCTTGAACTGGGCGATGGAACCCAGGTTGCCGACGAAGCGGTCGACGCCGTTGGTGGCGATCGCGCGCTGCGCCTGCGCCAGCATGCTCACCAGTTGCACGCTCAGTTCCTGGCCCTGCAACTGGGGCGGTGGTGGCGGCACAATGCGCGATTCCAGCATGCGCTCGAACGTAATTTCGATCAGCGGGTCAAGCAGTTCATCCTGCAAGCGCTCCAGCACCGGCCCGAGCATCAGCATCTTTTCCTCATGGCGCTCGGCTACTTCGGTGGCCGTCATGCGCCCGTCGGTGCCGCTGGAAATCATCAGGAACAGATCGGCGTAGAAGCTGCCGCGCACGCGCTGGCGCACGTCCTGGATATCGTCAAGCAGGTAGGACAGGTTCAGGTTCACTTCGAAGGCCGACTTGATGCCTTGGCCCCCGCCGGCGTCGACGAAGGTGATACCGCCCGGCATGGTCTCCACGTCGCGGTTCTTCATGCTTGTCGGCACCTGCAGGGGCGGCTTGGTCATGTAGTCGATGCCTTGGGCCTTGCGCAACTGCTCGTGCTGCAACTGCTTGATGTCGCCCAGCGCCTCCATGCCCGGGCTGTTGCCGTAGATGTCGCCGCCCTCAACGTCCCATCGGGGGCACATGGCCGGGAAGCGCTTGAACCCGCTCTCGCGTAGCAGCTTGTCGTCGTTCCCGCCGATCTCGAAGTACACATCCTTCCACGCCATGTTTAGCGCGTCGAGCATACTGGCGTCGCGGTCGGCGCGTGGCTCGATGCAATGCGCGATCGTGATCCACTGGTCCAGCGCACCCCGGTCGTAGAGGTTCTGCACCGACGGACTGCACTTGTTGCGGCCGAACTCCTTCACCATCTGGCTCACCGTGAGCTGGAACTCGCGGTACATCGTGCAAACCTTGCCCTGGAAATCCGTGGCAATGCAGAATTCGCCGGTCGTCAGCGGGTGGCTGTGGATGATGTTGTCGAACGACGGCATGACGATATTGGCTGCCGTGCCGAACACCCCCAGCTCCTTGTAGACCTGGTGCAGCGCGCGGTAGGTGTTCGAGCGCTGGAACACGGTCAGCATGGTGTTGGTGCAGTCGTTCAGCCATTCCTTGACGGCAGGGTGTTTGTTCAACTCTTCGTCGGCGGTGGCCAGGCGGAACCACGGCCGGGCCGGCGAGGTCAATCCACCCATCAGCCCGGCGGCCAACGAGCCGAGCGCGCGCGTGCCGGTGTTGTCGTAGATGTTGTTGTGGCGCCGCCCGCCCTGGTTGCGGTCGGTGACGAAATACCGGCCCTGGCGCGGCGATAGGTAGTTCGACAGCTCTTGCCAATGCGCCATCCAACTGGCCCGCTCGGTTTTGAGCTGGCCCAACCGGTTGAACATCAATTGCCGTTGCGATAACTCGGCCATTTACCCGCCTAAAAGTGTGTTTTTGCCGAGTTGCAGCAGCGACGGGTCGACGCCGCTGGCGCCGGTGAGAAAGGTTTGTGCCGCCCCGGGCGCACCGCCGGCCTGGCCGGCGCCGGCTTGCGCGCCTTGCACGCTTGCCACCTGGGGTGCCTGCGACGCTTGCGGTTTGTTCGCCAGCGCGGTTTCGGACGCGTCCTTTTGCGCTTGCAGCGCTTTGCTGGCGCTGGATGATTGCTTGTTCGCGCTGTACGCGGCGGCGCCGCCGGCGATCAGCGCCGACCCGATCATTGCCAATCCCATGCTTAAAGCTCCTTCGTGTAGATAATTTCCTGAACCCGGCAACCGATGCGCGGCAGAATTTTGGACAGGTTGGTGTCCTCCTTGGCGTGCCACAACATGAGGCGGGCGCCGCGCGCTTTGCATGCGCGCTCGGTCTCGCGGATCAGCTTCAGCCCGAGCGGCGTGTCGCGGTATTTGGAGGCGACGAACAGCACATCGTTGTGCGCGCACATCAAGTCAGCGTAGTGAAGGTGGGGGGTGATGATGTTGACCGAGTAGCCGACCATGGCGTCACCGTCGTAGGCCACCAAGCCGACCAACACGCCCGCGGCTTCCAGGGCCTGGTACTGCGCCAGGTCCGGCTTGAGCACCATCAGGTGCTTATTGCGGGCGGACTCGTGCCAATGCTCGCCCAGCAGCGTGGCGGCTTGCTCGATCTTGTCGGCAATGGTGGTTTCGATGATGTGCATGGGCCGAATCGTAGGAGGGGGCCGCTACATCACGCGCACCCTAGTCTAGCGCGTAGGGGTCGTAATCGCGGTTCCGTTCGCGCTGGGCGCTGCGCAGCATGGCGCGTTTCGGCGTGTCGATCAGCGCCAGGCAGTAGGCGCTGGCCCAGTCCGGGCTGCGGCCGATGCGGTCAATGATCGCTTCACGGCCCTCCACCTGGACGGTGGCGCCGGACAGCTTCCACGTTGGCGCGCACAGATCGGCCAGCAACTGGCGGTCTGGTGGCAGCGCGATGCCGGTGTTGTTTGCCGGGTCCAGCGCCTCGCGCATCATCCACCACAGCTCCGAGCGCTGGTTGAAGAAGCGCAGCCGGCCCGACCTGTCGGTGGCCAGCGACTTCTCGCTGACGTTGACGCCCATCACCTGCTGGTTGTTCGAGTTGAGGAAATCGTAGGGCGACGCGCCCACGCCGATGACGTCGATGTGGATCGGTGCGTTGTCGCGCATCGCGGCCATGGTCAGGCCGGCCACGGTCGGGCCGTCCGGGGTCTGCGCCCCGGTGTAGGTCAGCGCCGTGTCGAACCACATGCCGTGGCGCCGCGCGATGATCGTGTTGTCGCGCCCGCCCCGCGCCACGTCCACACCCAGGCTGTCCATCGGCGCCAGCTTGGCCGGCCGGACCCAGCGCGCTTGCGCCGCCTCGACCCATGCTGTGGGGATGACCTGGAACGCGCTGTCTTCGGTGCCGGCCATGAAATCGCCGCGCAGCATTTGCGAGCGCAGCGGCTCGGGCAGGGATTGCAAGGTGGTCATGTAGCCTGTCCCGTAGAGGTGGGGGTTGTCCGTGATGCGCGAGGGGATGAACGTGCGCGACTTCGGGATGATGATCTCGTCGGGCGGGTAGTCGGACGCCGTGAACTCGTATTGGGGCGCGCCAGCGGCAAGCACGAATGGGCGCTGGTCGGCCACTTCCACGTCCTTGCCGCCGATGCCGGCGAAGTAGCGCAGCTCGCCTGGCTCGGCCGGGCGCGGATACTTCGGGTCGAGCCAAGGCGCGAAAAATTCGATGATCCAACGGCCTTCCGCGCTGGTCGGCGGGTTGAACGCGAGCAGCGCCTGGCAGTGCTGGCGTGGGTCCACGGACCGGAGCCAGCCGAGCAGGAACCGCACCTGCGATTCAAGGAAATTGCTGGCCTCGTCGAACACGAGCAGATCGTGCGGCCGGCCCTGGTATTTCGTCTCGTCGCCCAGGTGGGGCGTGCTGCCGAACTCGATTTGCAGCGGCAGGCCGTCGTGCTTGCGTGTGGTGCGCCAGATGCCCTTGGTTGAGTTGAACCCGTCATCCGATCCGATCAGCTCCACGAAACGGTCGGTGATGCCGGTCAGTTGGGTACCCTCGCGGCGCAGGATCATCACCTTGCGGTGCTGGGTCAGCGTCTTGCCGCAGGCCAGATCGGTCTTGCCGCCGCCGGCGGCGCCGCCGTAGCCGATGATGTCGGCCAGGCTGGTGTAGGCCGTGGTTTGCGGGCCTGGTAGCGGTTCCCAGATCGGGGCGCGCCGCTTGCGCTCGCGCAGCAGCAACAGCAGCCGTTCCTTGTCGGCGCGGGTGGGCATGGTCAAAAGCTAATAGCGGGCCGTGGTGGCGTTTTCACACCAGGTCGCTACCGTCGGGTGGAATTTCCGATTGGAGGGTGCCAGTAGTCGCTACGGCCCCCAGTTGGGCCAGTTCTTCGTCGATCTCTTCATCGGATAACTTGCGCAGCTCGAGCGAGCCGGACAGCTCCAGCTTGTTGCGCTCGCTGTAGTCGTCGGGGAACCGGGCCGACATGGACCGGGACCACAGCTGCGGGTTCAGCTTGACGCCTTCCGGGGATTGCCACATGCCGGCCTGCCCTTGGTCTTCCCACCAGGCCAGCGCCAAGTCTCTTGCGCACGCAATCGCGTCCCGAAACTCAGGGCGCTCGGTGCACCAAACGTCCAAGGTGTTGCGCGCAACGCCGATTGCAGCTGCAATCTGCGCTTTGCTTTTTCCCTCGGCGCCCATCGCCAGTGCGATGTCGCAATGCTCAGGTCTGTATTTTGTTGGTCGGCTCATGCACCGCATATTGCCGCCACGTCACCCGGTCACGCGCACTTCACCGCCGGTGGTCCGCACCAGCGGCGAAAAACGATTAGCGGGCCTTGGCGGCGTTCTAACCCTCGCTAAGCTACCCACCGTCGGAATTTCATTTTAAAGGGCGCCACCGCCCGCTAAAGCCATTTGCTGCGCCCTTCCACCACCAATCCCAGCGCCAGAACGCACTTCATCGCCGGCGGCCCGCGCAGATGTCGCGCACAGTGCGCTTGGCCACCTCGAACGTGTCCGCCAGCTTTTGCCACGTTGCACCCTCGTCGCGCATCTGGCGCAGTTGCTCAACCTCGTGGTCCGTGAGAACCGCGAACTGGTGATTTTCACCCAGTCGTCTTCCTTTTGCTATTTTTTGCATGTAGCCCTCTATTTGCTATTTATTACCTGTTGCGCCGCTCTGGGTTTGCCACTCATACCACTCCACCCACTCCCCCTAAAGGGGGAAGTGGTAAAAGTGGTAAAGGGTTGGTCGGTCCACAAAAGCCACAAGTGGGACGAAAGTGGTAAAAGTGGGATGCGACATGTTTGTTTTTGCAAGTTGCAAATAATTGCAATGTGCGCTGTAATTGGTGTTTATCTAACTGGCCGCCAATATGCGCATCTCTTTCTTCACAACCGCAGCACTCGTCATGGGGCTTTCGGGCTGCCAGGCGATGGTCTACGGCACCGCAACAGACTTCGAGAAGCTGTCGCTCGGCATGGACAAGGCACAGGTTATTCAGGCTCTTGGTTCCCCCGTTTCGGTGGCTGCCGACGGCGACAAAGGCGAGGAATACCTTGTCTACAAGCGCATGAAGCATGCCATCTCGGAGTGGCCCCGCACCTACCTGGTGACGCTGAAGGGAGGCATGGTGGTGCGCTACGGGGAACAGTACGAAGAGCAGAACGTCAACCGCTACTGACGGCCCCCGGGTGCGGCGGGTCATACCAGCCGCACCGTACCGTTGGTGAACACCAGGCGGCCGCTCTCGCGTAGTTTCTCCAGCGCGCGGGCCGCCATTTCGCGGCGGCGGTCGCGCTTGCCCGGATCTAGGATCATCTGGTTGACGCAGGCTTCGATCAGCACTTTGGCGGGAGTGTCCCCGCCGTCCAGGTCGGCCATATCCATCACGACCCGCAGCACCAGCTTTTCAACCGTGCCCGTCGGCTCCTTCTTGCGGTCGGCCTTTGGCACAGCTGTGGTGTGTTCTAGCACGCAACTGGTGATGTCTTCGCCGTCCTCGTCCTCGCCGATCGTCACGGTGTTCAGCTTGAAACCGAACTCGGCCCCTTCCTCGCCGTCCTTCATCTTGGTGACGGTGGCCGCGCGGTGGTCTTGTGCTCGCTCGACGGTGATCTCAACATCGGCCGCCGCGCGCAGGCCCGACCAGCCACGGGCGCCGCGCGCCGAGTCCTTGCCGACGTGGTGCACTAGCAACACGATGGCGCCGGTCAGCTTGTGGATGAGCTGGCAATGTTTGATCACCTTGCCGCCGTCGACACCGCCATTCTCGTCACCGCCCGGCATCACCTGGGCGTAGGTGTCGACCACTACCACGTCCAGCTTGCCGAAGGCGCGCAGGGCCGCGACGACGTCCTTGATATCCTCGGCTATCAGGAAGTTCGGCGCGTCCGGGATCACCCCCACGTCAAACGTGGCGCGGTCAATTCCATAGTGCTCGGTGTATGCCTCGACGCGGTTGCGGAAGCCCCCGGCGCCCTCGGCGCAGATATAGGCCACGCGGCCCTTGGCCACCTTGCGGCCGCGCCACTCGCCACCTTGGGCGATCGAACCGACCAGGTCCAGCGTCAGGAACGTCTTGCCGGAGCCGGACGCGCCGACCAGCAGCGCCAGCCCAGCGCGCGGCAGTACGCCCTTGATGATCCAGGATGCCGGCCGGCGCTGCAAGAACTCGTCGGCACGCTGCACCTTGAACCGCGCCTCTTTCACCGGGGCCAGGTTGCCGGCGCCCGGCGCCTCAACCGCCAGCACGTCGAAGTCGTCGGTGGACAGGGTGCGCAGCTCGGCGGCCCGGGCCTTGCCCTTGCAGCAGTGCTCACGCCAGACGTAGAGCAGGGCGCGGTCGTGATCCTGGCGCCGGTGGTCGAGCGCGATTTCCATCACATGTTCGTTGGTGGCCAGGATGGTGAACGCCTCGTCGTCGGCCAGGCCGGCGTTGTACAGCGCCACCGCCGCGGCGAACACGGCGCGCGAGCGGTCGCCGCTGTGCAGTCCCTCGGCCAGGAAGTCGCGCACTTGGTGCGGCACGTCCAGGTCGGCCACGCCGGGCAGCAGCAGGTCGTCGACCAGCTCGGGCATGTTCAAATCGATCACGTCGGCCTTACGCCGCTCCTTGGCGTAGCGCGTCTCCAGCGCCCTAAGCACGCCGTCGCGCGGCGCGCGCACGTCAACGGGCGAGCCGGGCAGGTGTTCGCCTGTAACCGTCAAGAAGCGTGCCTCGTTGCCGCCGTAGATTTCGATACCGACGTCGTGGTTCACCCAGTCCGTGGGATGATCGCCCGACGACAGCACGCGCAGCCCGGTGCCGGACGGGCTGATCTCGGTGTAGCTGTCGAGCTTGGCGATCACTTCGGCGGCCCAAGGCGCGATCTCGCCGCCATCGGTGACGCAGTGATCCAGGTCGACGCCAACGACGCCATGCGCGCCGGTCATCACGTAGCCGACGCCGGCCAGCATCTGCGGGTGCTTGCGGAAAGCTGTCAGCGCGGTGTCGTAGCTGAACCACTGGTCCGGCTTGGCGGTGGACAGGCCGTATTCGGGCCGGTCGGCGCGCATCGGGATTTTGTCGAACTTGTGCTTCTTCTTGTTCCATACCGCGCGCCACGGCGCCCAGCGCTTTTGATCCTTCAACACCTGGGGGATGCCGGCGCCGTCGAACGGGCGCAGAGCGGGGGAATGTTCAGCCATCATATTTTCCTTGTGTTTTTCTTTTAGATCAGGTCGGCGTAGCAGGGGCTGGTAACCCCCGCCGCCCTCGCAACCTCACGCTCGTGCGTGAAGTTGGCGCGAATCAGCGCTTCCGACAGCGGAGGGCAAACGGAATTTCCGCACATGCGCACCTGGGCCGACTTGGTCAGCGGCACGCGCGGCAGTGACAGTGGGTCCATCGTGGTCTGCTGGCCATCGACGAACAGCAGCGCCGGGTCCGGGATTTCGTTGATGATGTAGTCGCCCGGGAAGCCCTGGGCGCGGTACAGCTCGGCCGGCGCCAGCATGCGCAGGCCGATGTCCACGATCTGGTAGTCCTGGCCATGGATGGTGACCAGGCCGAAGCGATCGCGGCTGGTCACGGTGGCCAGCGGCCCGCCGATGCGAGGATCTTGATCGCTTCCGTAGTAGCTGAGCAGGAACGCGCGCACCTCTCCATGGTGCTGACCCTGCGCGCTGATCGTGCGCAGCGGCTCGTCCGCCGGCATCACGCGCTGGTTGCTCGCGTTGGCGTGCTCGTTTAGGAACGCGGTGACCAGCGCCGAGTTGCCGCCAGACGCGGTCACGGTTGGCAGTGGCGCTTCGATATCCCTGTGTCCTTTGCCCCATCGCTTGACGCCGGTCGGCGACACTTCGCCGTGGGCCGCATCAACCAGGGTGGCGATGGCCAGCGCCTTCTCGCCGCGGTGGGCGCCGGTGATGGTCCGGAATGGCTCGTTGATCGACTCGCTGCGGTCGCCGCCCTGATGCGTGACTGGGACGATACTAGGCACGCAAACATAGCCATCATTCCGCGTCACCAGCGTGTTCATCGGCGATGTCGTCGCGCGCGGCTCGCCAGCGCGGGCCGGGCCGCCGGCGCCGACGATGAATGGCGCGGCGGAATCGACCACGTAGCGCATGATGCCCTTGGCGATGCGGCGCATCGTGGCGTCTGCCAGTGGGCGCTTGCGCTCGAAGATTGACGGGCACGGAATCGAAAAATCAATGCACTCGGCGGCCGTCCGGTGCGGCAGCAGTTTGCCGGCCAGGACGCCCACGGACGTCGGCGCGCCGTGGGTTGCTGCCGGCCAGCAGATCGGCAAACCGTCGCGGCGCGCCACGAGAAAGAAGCGCTTGCGGATCGTCGGCGTGGCGTGGTCGCTGGCGCGCATTTCCTTGTAGTCGACGGTATAGCCGTGCGCGCGCAACTGGCGAATGAAGCTGTCGAAGGTCTTGCCCTTCTTGACCGGGTCCGGCTTGGCCGTGCCGTCGGCCGCGATCAGCAGCGGTCCCCACGTTTTGAACTCCTCCACGTTTTCGAGCATGATCACGCGCGGCTTGCACTTCGCCGCCCAGCGCAGCGTGACCCAGGCCAGGCCGCGAATCTTCTTCTCGACCGGCTTGCCGCCCTTGGCCTTGCTGAAATGCTTGCAGTCCGGCGACAGCCAGACCAGGCCCACCGGCTGGTTGTTCGTGACCTTGATCGGGTCGACGTCCCACACGCTTTCGCACAGGTGCTTCGTGTGCGGGTGGTTGATGGCGTGCATCGCCAGCGCTTCGGGGTCGTGGTTGATGGCGATGTCGACTGGACGGCCGAAAGCGCGCTCCAGGCCCGTCGACGTGCCGCCGCCACCGGCGAAGTTGTCGATGATAAGCTCGTTGCCCAGGTCGAGCTGCAGGGTGAAGACGCCGGCGGCCTTCACGAAGCCACCCGTACTTGGATCTCGCGTACGGCCAGTGGGTCGTAGCGAGTGACGGCTATGCCCTGGGACGAGCGCGTCAGGTGCCAGCCACCGCACACCGGGCAGATGTAGACGTACAGCGCGCCCAGGTTCCCGCGCGACAGTACCCGCTGCGCGGCGGCCCGCGCCGTCAGTTCGTCGGGGTGCCGGTGTTTGCCGGCACAGCACGCCTTATGGCCTTTCAGCGGCGGGGCGCTCACGGTGCGACATCCTGCGAGCCAAGCTTAGAAAAATGATCCGCCAACGCTTGAATCTTTGCGATGCCAGGGTCGGGGATGTAGCCGCTAGCGATTTTGCGCAGCGTCGAGATAGGCACGCCGGACGCTGCTGAAACGGCGGGCCAGCGGCCCCGCGTGGCGGCCAAATGGCGCTTTACGTACGAAAAAAGAGGCTCGGTGCTTGAGTTCATGGGAAGTTCCTTTATGGTCATTTTCAGAGTATAGCCATATAAGGTCTGTATGACAATCCGCAAATGGTCTTTAGATAGACCGCAAAAGACTTTTCAAATAATCCATAATTGGATAATGATGAAGCCAAGCACAAAAGAAATAGTCGGGCGGCAGCTCGACGCCCTGATGCGGGCAAGTCCCGCGCTAGGGACGCAGGAAAAACTGGCCAAGAGGACCGGCATAGGGCAGACCACGATTGGGCGAATCCGGCGAGGCGAGGTCAACGCGACGGCCGACAACCTGCGCGCGATCGCCGAGGCCTTCCACGTCTCCGTGGGCTACCTGTACGGGGAAGAGGAATCCCGAACACGCCGCGCGGCGGATGCCGAAGATTTCACGGCTCTGCGCAAGAGCGGCGCAGAACAGGCGAACACGGTGTCTGTCCCGACCAGAGGGAAATTGCCTCTCATATCCTGGGTGCAGGCCGGCGCCTGGGGCGACATCGTCAACAACTTTGCCCCGGGTGACGCGGAGGAGTGGATACCGTGTCCGTTCAACCACGGCCCCGGCGCTTTTATCCTGCGTGTTGTTGGTCACAGCATGTATAACCCCGGCGGGGACAAGAGCTATGCACCAGGCGAGTACATCGCGGTAGACCCCAGCGCCGAGCCTCTGAACAAGCGCATGGTCGTCGCACGCCTCGACCACGAAGAGAAAGCCACCTTCAAGCAGTTGGTCGTCGACCATGAAGGGACGATGATGTTGCAAGCGCTGAACCCAGGCTACGTGCCGCGCATCATGACAATGCCGCCCGGCTCGGTCATCGCCGGTGTCGTCATAGGGAAGTGGGTGCCCGAGTGAAAATCGAGAATGAAAAATACGAGAATCAGATCATCCAGATCGACGGGGTGAGCTACGTGAACTGCGTGTTCGCGCATTGCACCCTTGAATATTCCGGCGGCGCCCTGCCGTCCTTTGTGGAATGCACTCTGGTGGCTTCCAACTTCGCCTTTACAGATCAAGCGGCCAACACCGTGCAGCTACTCCAGTCCTTATATCACGGGGGGTTCAAGCCGGTTGTCGAAGCGACGTTCGTTAACATTAGGCGCAATCCGAAATCCGCCAAAGGGGAAGCATGAGCACACTCAGGATTGTAACCAGCGCCCTCGACGTGGACAGAGGAACTAGCACCCCGGTTGCGGACAGGGGAGAACCGCCGTATGATGGGGGTATGGAAGCACGCGTAGCCAAGCTGGAAGCAGACCTCACCGCCATCAAGATCGATGTTGCAGTGATCAAGGCCAATGGCGCGACGAAGTCGGACATCGCCGAGCTAAAGGGCGCAACCAAGGCTGACATATCGGATGCGAAGGCGTCGATAATCATGTGGGTGGTCGGCGCGATCTTCCTGGCACAGCTGCTGCCCGGACTCCTCAAGAAATTCGGCATGTAGCCGCGCACTACCCAACACAGCCCGCCACTGAGCGGGCTTTTTAACGCCCGCACAAACCCGCCCCGAGCGGGTATTTTTTCGCCTACCTGAAAAATAAGCCGTAAATGGCTTGACGTATTATCCATATATGGACTAAAGTGATAGCCATATTAGGTCTGAACAGCCTGATAGCAGCTCCCTTAGCCCACCTGGAGAAATACAAAATGTCACTTGAAAACGCAATCCTCGAACACGCTGCGGCGATCCGCGAACTGGCCGCTGCGATGCTGGGCCGTCCGGCCGCCGCACCGATCGGTAACGTCGGCGTGCAGGCAACCACCCCCGAGCGCACCGCCAAGGCTGACGATGTCGAACTCGAAGCCGCCGTCGACAAGGTCGTCGTTGACGCAAAAAAACAGAGCGACGCGAAGCCCGCCGCAGCCCCGGCGGAAGGTGCCACCAGCAAGGGCGAAGCCGAAGAACAGCCGGCGATCACCTACGAAGACGTGAAGAAATACATCATCGCATTGTCCAGAAAATCCCGCGAATCCGCCACCGGCATGCTGGCCAAGTTCGGCGCCGCCAAGGGTCCAGAACTCAAGCCGGAGCAGTTCGCCGAGTTCGTTACCGCAGCGCAATCTGAGCTGGGGGCCTGATCATGCAAATCACCAAAGAGATTCTTAAGGAATGGGACGATTGCAGCGCCGTCTACGCCTGGTTCATCGAGAAATTCCCCCAGGGCGCCGACGTGCGGGTGGTCGGCACCGCGCTGCGTGACGATAAGCGCTACGACGACGCCCGCTGGCTCACCAGCCACGTGTTCGATTCTTTCATCAAGGCGCCTGAACAGATCGCTGCCTACGTTGATGCCGACGTGGCCGGCACCCTGAAAGAGGTGGAGGGTTCCCCTAATTCATCGTCCGGCTATTCCAGCACGGCGGCATCGTCCGGCGATTCCAGCACGGCGGCATCGTCCGGCGATTCCAGCAAGGCGGCATCGTCCGGCGATTCCAGCAAGGCGGCATCGTCCGGCTATTCCAGCAAGGCGGCATCGTCCGGCAATTCCAGCACGGCGGCATCGTCCGGCGATTCCAGCACGGCGGCATCGTCCGGCAATTACAGCACGGCGGCATCGTCCGGCGATTCCAGCACGGCGGAAGCGAAGGGTGAAAAGACCATCGCTATGGTGGCGGGCTGCAACGGCCGCGCCCGGGCCGGTGAGAAAGGCGCGTTTGCCCTTGCCTGGCTGGACGGCGAGCAAATGCGCATCGCCGTCGGCGTGGTGGGCGAGAACGATATCAAAGCCGACATCTGGTATCGCGTCGATGCCGGCCATCTGGTGGAGGCCTGATCATGGCGGAGCATGCAAAACTATCACCATCCAGCGCGCACCGCTGGATGGTCTGCGCCGGCTCGGTAGCGCAGGAAGCCAACCTGCCAGATACGTCCAGCGCGTTTGCCGCCGAGGGCACCCTCGCCCACGCATTTGCCGCCATGCTGCTGGAAACAGGCAATAACCCCGACCATTTCGCATTCGGCTATGTGTTCGAATACCTGGACCACGGCGTCGACAAGTCCGCGCACGTCGACGACGACATGCGCGCGCACGTAAAGACCTACATCGACGCGATCCGCCAGTACGCCCAAGGCGGCGATCTGCTAGTCGAGCAGCGATTGCCGTTTTTCAGCGACGAGATCGACACCCCTGGGGAAACGTTCGTGGAGCCGCAGTTCGGCACCAGCGATGCGGTGATTCTACTAGGCGACGAAATTCAGGTGCATGACCTGAAGTACGGCCGGGGCGTCAAGGTTGATGCCGACAACAACAAGCAGATGATGTTGTACGCCCTTGGCGCACTGCGCGCCTTCGACATGCTGGGCGAGTTCAAGCGCGTGCGCCTGGTGATCCACCAGCCCCGCCTCGGCCATCTGTCGGAGTGGGATTGCCCGGTCGAGGATCTGTTGGCCTTCGAGCAGGAAGCACTGGCCGCTGCACGGCGCGCGTTGGCCATCGTCGACAACTGCGGCGGCACGACTTTCCTCACGCCGGGCGAAGAACAATGCCGGTTCTGTAAGGCGAAGGCAACCTGTCCCGCGCTGCGCACCAAGGTGCTGGCCACCGTGGCCGAAGGCTTCGATGCGCTGGACCCGGACACCGGTGAGATTGCCGCGCTGGACTTGAAGAAAGGCGAGATCGCGGTGTCCGAAGTGGACATCGAAAAGATCGTCGCGTTGGCCTACGGCGTTAAGCCGGCAGCCGTCACTGGGCCGGGCGGGGTGTTCGTTGTGAAGAAGCCGAGCCTGGCCCCGCAGCTGGCCGGCGCCGAGCCGCGCGTCGCATCGAGCGACGACGAGGACCTGGCGACGCTGGCCGACTCGGTCGACCTGATCGAGTCGTGGTGCAAGGCCGTGCGCGCCGAGATCGAACGCCGCCTGTTGGCCGGCGCCTTCACCGACCCGCGATACAAGCTGGTGCAAGGCCGCGCCGGCGCCCGCGCCTGGACGGACGACGCGGCGGCGGAAGCCTTGTTCAAGTCGTTCCGCTGCAAGCAGGAAGAAATGTACGACTTCAGCCTGATCAGCCCGACGTCGGCCGAGAAACTGCTCAAGGACGCTTCGCCGAAACGTTGGGCGAAGACCCAGGCGCTGATCGGACAGTCCAGCGGCAAGCCGTCCGTGGCGCCGGTGAGCGACAAGCGCCCGGCACTGGTCATCAAGCCGACGGCGGACGAGTTCGACGTGGTGGCCGAGTCGGAAGCGGCCCCCGCTGTTTTGAAGCCTGAAATTGCGTGGCCGTTTCCCACAAAAACCGAAACCGTGGACGACTTGGTATGACCGCGCCCGGAACCAGCGTGTTGCCACACGACGCAAGGGAGGCGCTGCAGCGGGCGGCAGCGACGCCCGCGATAGGAAACGCCCGCACCATCGCAATCGAAAAGGCCATGCGCGACGCACGGCTGAAGCACCCCCAATTTTTTAAACAGGAACCCCAATCATGAAAATCAAACTCTCCAACGTTCGCCTGGCGTTCCCTGCTCTGTTCGAAGCGCAAACCGTCAACGGTGAAGGTAAACCCGCGTTTTCGGCATCCTTCCTGATCGACCCAAAAGACCCCCAGGTGAAGGCTATCAACGCCGCCATCGAGCAGGTGGCCAAGGACAAGTGGGGCGCCAAGGCCGACGTGATCCTGAAAGCGGCGCGCGCCGGCGACAAGGTGGCGCTGCACGACGGCGACCTGAAAGCGCAGTACGGCGGCTTCGAAGGAATGCTCTACGTTTCGTCGCGTTCGGCCACCCGCCCGCTGGTAATCGACCGCGACAAAACACCGCTGCTCGAAGCTGACGGCAAGCCGTACGCCGGCTGCTACGTCAACGCCAGCATCGAACTGTGGGCGCAGGACAACAACTACGGCAAGCGCATCAACGCGAGCCTGGGCGGCGTCCAGTTCTTCAAGGACGGTGATGCGTTCGCCGGCGGCGGCGCGGCCAGCGAAGACGAGTTCGACGACGTCACCAGCGGCGCCGACGCGGAAAGCCTGGTGTAACCGTGGCGCTGATCGTTATCACCATCCAGGACACCTCCGGCGGCGCCGTTGTCAGCCTGGCCGCTGAGCCCGTGTTTGACGTGTCGGCCACGCAGGAAACCGAAGCGCAGCAGCTGGCCGTGGCCATGTTGAACGCGCTGCCGGTGAATGCCCCTTGCGCGGGTATCAGCCAAGCCGAGTAAGCCCGTCACCCCGCCTGCGGGCGGGGCTTTCACTAAAAAGGAGAACACCTTGCAAACGATTGAAGCCCTGCAAGCCGAGCTAGCGCACTGGAAATCAAACCACGCGAACCTAGCGCAGCGCTGCCAGTACCTAGCACAGCGCCTGGATTTGCCGGTCGACCGCATTCCGGCATATCTGGCGCACGTCGAGGAAATAAAAACGTTGGCCCTGGCGCTGCGGTTCAGCGACGCACTGCGCGCCAAGCTTCAAGCCGAGAACGCCGCGCTGCGCGCCGAGCCGTCGCCTTTGTTCACCCCGAAATCGCTATGGGAAGCGAACATCGCGTACGAGCGCCAGGCATTCGCACAGGGCTTGCACCTGGCCGCGCGGGGCGCTATTCCTATATTCACGGAGATCGGAAAACAGGCATGAGTTATTTCGACGACAACGAAGACCGGATTGTGTACGGCATCCGCCGCAAGCCGGCGCAGTGGCAGGCCGTCTGCAAGCGATGCGGTACGGGCGGGTTGAAGTGGCGCGATGACCGCTTTTACGAGGACGAGCGCGCCGAGCACAACCGGCTGAAGGAGCACCACTGCGCCGGCGCCCTTGACGACTTCGACGAGGTTCCAACGTGATGGCCGTCATGCGGAATACCCCGGCGACCGAGAACGAAATCGCGCGCTTGAAAATGTTACAGGCGTCGGGGAAATCCCCCGGCAATCCGAAATGGTACAAGCCGAACACGATCAGCAAGCCCGTGCACACGCTGTTGCCATGCCAGGGCGGCCCTTACGACGGCGAGGCGCTGGACGTGTCGCTGAACGGCGCCGGCAAGGGCGGCGGCATGACGCTGGTGTTTGCGCACAGCGACACCTTCGGGCGGTACGTGCTGGGCGTCTCGTGCCTGAACTGGGAGCGGGTATGACCTGCCTCTACCTCGATGACGAAACATACTGCGAGACGCCGATCACCGCCGGCACGCACCGCTACGCCGAGGGCGCCGAGGTGATGCTGCGTGCCTGGGCCATCGACGACGGGCCAGTGTCGGTCTGGGACGTGACGACGGGCGACGCTGCGCCGCGCGCGCTAGTCGCCGCGATCAACGATCCCGACGTCGAGGTGTGGGCGCACAATTCGCACTTCGACCGCACGGTCGAGCGCCACGCCGGCTACACGATCGAGCTACCGCGCTGGCGCGACACCATGGTCCAGGCGCTGGCTCACGGCCTGCCCGGTGCGCTGGGCCAGCTGTGCGACATCTTGGGCGTACCGACCGACAAGGCGAAGGACAAGGCCGGCAAGGCGCTGATCCAGCTCTTTTGCAAGCCGCGCCCGGCAACCGCGAAAATACGACGGGCCACCCGCGAGACGCACCCGGCAGACTGGCAACGCTTTATCGAATATGCGGCGTTGGATATCGACGCCATGCGCGAGGTGCGACGTCGGTTGCCAACGTGGAACTACCAGGGCGCCGAGCTGGCGTTGTGGCACCTGGATCAGCGCATCAACGACCGGGGCGTCGCCATCGACCTGGAGCTGGCCGAGTGCGCCGTGCGCGCCGTCGACGGCGCCCAGGTCGATCTGGCCGCGCGCACGGTAGAAGCGACCAACGGCGAGGTGCAAACGGCCACCCAGCGCGACGCCATGCTGCTGCATGTCCTGCAAGAGTACGGCGTCGATTTGCCAAACCTGCAAATGGCCACCCTGGAGCGGCGCATCGCCGACCCCGATCTGCCGGGCGGCCTGCGCGAGCTGCTGCAGATCCGCCTGCAAGCATCGACCACCAGCACCAGCAAGTACAAGACGCTGATGAAGGGCACCAGCAGCGACGGCCGGTTGCGCGGGCTGTTGCAGTTCTGCGGCGCGAGCCGCACCGGGCGCTGGGCCGGCCGCCTGTTCCAGCCGCAGAACCTGCCGCGCCCGACGCTCAAGCAAGAGCAGATCGATCAAGGCATCGACGCGCTAAAAGCCGGCTGCGCCGACCTGCTTTTCCCGAACGTCATGCAGTTGACCAGCTCAAGCATCCGCGGCTGCATCGTGGCACCCGCCGACAAGAAGCTGGTGGTGGCCGACCTGTCGAACATCGAAGGCCGAGTGCAGGCGTGGCTGGCGACCGAGCGCTGGAAGCTGAAAGCGTTCCGCGACTTCGACGCCGGTACCGGCCCCGATCTGTACAAGCTAGCCTATGGTAAGTCGTTCGGCATCAAGCCCGAGGATGTCACCAAGGACCAGCGCCAGGTCGGCAAGGTGCAAGAGCTGGCGCTGGGCTACGAAGGCGGTGTCGGGGCGTTCGTCACGTTCGCGGCCGCCTACGGCATCGACCTTGAGCAGCTCGCCATGCAGGCCGCCGGCGCGATCCCGGGCAACGTGTGGGGGCAAGCCCACATCATGCTCGAATGGCACCGTAAGAAGGGCCGCGATCCGGCCGCCGGCTTTGGCCTGTCCGAACGCGCCTGGCTAACCTGCGAGTCGTTCAAGCTGGCCTGGCGGGACGCCCACCAGAACATCGCCGCGCTGTGGAAGGAACTCGACGAGACGGTGCGCACGGCGGTCGACTGCCCAGGGCGCACATTCCCATGCCAGATGCTCAAGATCCGCCGCGACGGAAACTGGCTACGCATCGGCCTGCCGTCCGGCCGCGCCATCTGCTACCCGTCGCCGCAGATCGAAGACGGCAAGATCACCTACGTGGGCGTGAACCAGTACTCGCGCAAATGGTGCCGCCTGCAAACCTACGGGGGCAAGATTTTCGAGAACATTTGTCAAGCCGTGGCCCGCGACGTAATGGCCGTGAACATGCAACCGATCGAGGACGCCGGCTACGCCATTGTGCTGTCCGTACACGACGAGCTACTTACCGAAGTGCCGGACAGCGCGGACTTTAACGCCGAGCACCTGAGCAACCTGCTGGCGACCAACCCGCCTTGGGCGCCTGACATGCCGCTGGCCGCCGCCGGCTTTGAAACCACGAGATATAAAAAGGACTGATCATGATTTTTAAATTGAAAAACTATATGCGCCGGCGCCAGATGGCCAACCTGCAACGCGAACTGGAACGCGTGCGCATGATGCGCATGTTCCTGACGCAAAAAGAATTCAACCTGCGCGGGCGGATGGCCGTGTTGGAGGCCGCGTGATGTTCTGGATAATTCTCGGGGGTATAGCAGTAACCGGCCTGGCGGTCTACCTGATCGCCGAATTGAAAAACGACATGGAGGGGTGCTAGATGAGAGAGTCGACCATCGAAAAGCGCCTCGTCGCGCGCGTCAAGCAGATGGGTGGCGAAGTGCGCAAGGTGTCCTGGATCGGCCGGCGCGGCGCGCCGGATCGACTGGTGATGCTGCCGGCTCGCCGGCTGACCGACGCGCTGGACTGCGCCTGGTGCAACCCGGCCGGCGTCGCCATCTGGATAGAGCTGAAGGCGACCGGCAAGACGGCCGAGCCGCACCAGGCCCGTGAGCACGCCCGCATGCGCGCGATGGGCCAGCGCGTCGAGGTGGTCGACTCATTTGAACGAGTAGACGAGGTGCTGTCATGAGCGCCGCGACGATCGTGCTGCTGGTGCTGGCCTGGCTGATCGTGCTCACCGCGGCGCTGTGCTTCTTCGGCGGCGGCCAATCGTGTGGGGGTGACTGCGACCAAGGCCGCCGCCGCTGCGACTGCCGCACCAAGGGGCCGGACAATGGCTAGAGACTTCACCGCGCGCCCTTATGGCGGCCTGATCACCGACCACATCCTGGACGTGCCGCGCTGCGCCGTCTGGGCCGGCATGGGCTTGGGCAAGACCGTATCCACCCTGAACGCGCTGAACACACTGCAGCTGATCGACGACGCCCCGGTGCTGGTGCTGGCCCCGTTGCGGGTGGCGCGCAGTACCTGGCCAGACGAGGCGCGCAAGTGGGCGCACCTGCGCCATCTGTCCGTCATGCCGATTGTCGGCGGCGAGGCCGAGAGGCGCATGGCGCTGCGCCACGACGCCAACATCTACACCACGAACTACGAAAACCTGCCCTGGTTGGTTGAGCACTTCGGCGAGCGCTGGCCATTCCGCACCGTGGTGTCGGACGAGAGCACCAAACTGAAAGGGTTTCGGCTGCGACAGGGCACCCAACGCGCCAAGGCCCTGGGCCGGGTGGCGCACACCAAGATCGACCGCTTCATCGAGCTGACCGGCACGCCGTCGCCGAATGGGTTGATGGATTTGTGGGGGCAAGCGTGGTTCCTCGACGCCGGCGCCCGGCTGGGCCGCACGTTCGACGGTTTCAAGACGCGCTGGTTCCGCCCGTCGCATGACGGCTACGGCAGCCTGCCGATGGATCACGCCCAGCGCGAGATACAGGACAAGCTGCGCGATCTGTGCATCACCATTGACGCTAAGGACTGGTTCGACCTGCGCGAGCCGATTGTGAACAACCTCTATGTCGATCTACCGATCAAGGCTCGCCAGTTGTACCAGGACATGGAAAAGCAAATGTTCATGCAGCTGGAAGAACACGAAGTAGAGGCGTTCGGCGCCGCGGCGCGCACGGTGAAGTGCCTGCAGATCGCCAACGGCGCGGCCTACGTCGGCGAGAACTCGGCGGAGTGGAAGGAGATCCACGACGCCAAACTGCAGGCGCTCGAGGACATCGCCGAGGAAGCCGGCGGCATGCCGATCCTGGTGGCCTACAACTTCAAGTCCGATCTGGCGCGGCTGCGCGCGGCATTCCCGAAGGGCAGGCATCTGGACGCCAACCCGCAGACCATCGTGGACTGGAACGCAGGGTGTATCCCGATGCTGTTCGCGCACCCGGCCAGCGCCGGCCACGGTTTGAACTTGCAGGACGGCGGCAACATTCTGGTGTTCTTCGCCCATGACTGGAACCTGGAGAACAGGCTGCAGATCATCGAGCGCATCGGGCCGACCCGCCAGATGCAAGCAGGCCACGACCGCCCGATGTTTATTCACAACATCATTGCCCGCGACACTGTGGACGAGATGGTCATCGAGCGCGTCGAGACGAAGCGCGAGGTGCAAGACATTTTGCTGTCGGCTATGAAATTGAAAGGCTACAAATGAGCAGCCCAAGCGTGTTCCTGTCCGCCGAAGACGTTGCCACCTTGACCGGGCGCAAGGTACGAGCGAAGCAGATCGAGACGTTGCGCAGCATGGGCGTACCCTTCTACGTCAATGCCGTGGGGTGCCCAGTAGTACCCGCCGCCGCCGTGGAAGGCCGCAAGGCGCCGGCCCCGAAGCCTAAATCTAACTGGCGCACTAGCTGATCATGGGCCGCAAACCGAGCGCGAACGCCAACCTACCGCCGCTGATGCGCAAGCGCGCGCAGCGCAGCGGCAAGGTGTTCTACTACCTGGACACCCGGGGCCGGCCGCGTCGTGAAATTCCCTTGGGCGACGACTACATTCTGGCGCTGCGCAAGTACGCGGAGCTTCACGAGACGGCAGCCCCGGTGACGACGGCCTCGTTCGACGCGCTGGTCAGCCGCTACCTAAAAGAAATGGAAGACGGCACGCTGAAGCTTTCCCGAAACACAACCAAGACCCACACGTCGGATATGAAGCACTTGGTTGCCTTCTTCAATTGCGCGCCGCTGGAAGATATCCGGCCGATGGACATTAAGAAGTTCCTCGATAAGCACAAGGGCATCCCGACCACTGCGAACCGCTGCAAGCGCCTGTTTTCCACCCTTTGGAACCACGCGCGCGGCTGGGGGTACACCGATCTGGAAAATCCTTGCACCGGCATCCGGGGCCATTCACTTGAAAAACGCACGGTGTATGTCACCGACCAGGTGTTTGCCGCCGTGTACGCGCACGCGAGCGAGCCGCTGCGCGATGCGCTGGACATGGCCTATCTCACCGGCCAACGGCCAGGCGACGCGGTCAAAATGCGGGTGGACGATATCGAGGACGGCCGGCTGCGGATCACCCAGGGGAAGACGGGCAAGCGCCTTCGGGTGTCGATCACCGGCGAGCTGGCCGAGCTGTTGGCCCGGATCGCCGCGCGCAAGGCACAGCACACGACGCTAAGCGGGAGTCTGTTGGTCGGCAGCACCGGCAAGCCGTTGACCCTCCCGGCGCTGCGCTACCAGTTCGACCAAGCCCGCGCGAAGGCGGCAGCCGGCAACCCTGATCTGGACGAAGCGATCAAAGCCATGTGGTTCTACGACTTGCGCGCGAAGGCGGCGGATGACACGAGCGACGAGCGCGGGGAGCAGGCCGCTAGTGATTTGCTGGGGCATGACAACGTGAAAACAACGCAGCGTCATTACTTGCGGCGAGGTAAAATAGTCGTGCCAACCAAGTGATTTGCGGAGCGCCGCCATACTTTGCGGAGCAAGCTGATTGCGCTGATGGTAGTTTATCTTGTAGAATCAATACCTTGCGGGTGTAGCTCAATGGTAGAGCAGAAGCTTCCCAAGCTTACGACGAGGGTTCGATTCCCTTCACCCGCTCCATAGCGAGATTGCGTTCACAATTAGGCAATTCGTGCTCCACAAACTGCGAGCCGCTCCACAAAAACCTGCTAAATCATCGCCATGGGGCGTGGCCGCGAATCCTGACGTGGACTTGACGGCGCGTCTAAAAAAACGCTGCGCCTCCGAAAAATTTGCGCTATACTGACGCAAATGGATTGGGCGTACCCGGTCGGCGTCTAGCCTCGATGAACTCATCGGGGCTTTTCGCTTTCTACGGCCGGATAAATTTTTAGGCCCCAATTCTCGAATCCTTTCCCGACGTTCGCTCTGCCACCACTGCAGTAAAACTTAGAGCGCAGGACATCGAAGGCCCGGTTGTATTGGCCTCTCTGGACCAAGCTCAAGCCTACAGGCCGGGCAACTAGGTCTGCAAGCTGCAGCCCGGTCGAGTTCACTTTTTTGTCGCCGAAGATGATATCGAACGGCAACCTCTGTCCTAGCTTATTCGCACCATCGCACATGCGCCGGAACTCCAATTCAAGCTCATTGTCTTCTTTGTTCCCGCGGCGTTCAACAATGACATGAGTCGTGAGTTCTTCCTGACCTTTTTCGACGAGAAACTCGTAGAGAGTCTCCAGGCAGAACCCTAGCGCTATATGGTAAGGGTTCGAAGGGTTGACTTGTCTGGACTTGAGTTGTGCCTTGTCGATGATGCAGCTTATCAGTACGAAGTTGCTCGACTCGATGATGTCGGTCAGGTCAGACAAGAACTGCCCCTTCAGCTTGTGGTTCCTAAAACGTTTGAAGTCGCCCTTTGCCTTCCGAATCTCATGTTCGTGCAAGACGACTAGGTCATGTCCGAAATATTTAAACTTTAGATCTTCGATATCGGCGACAACTTTCTTCGTGTAGTGACGCTTGTAAAACACGCAGAATGCCAATACGAACACCGGGTACGCGGCATCAAGACTTTGCAGGCCGTGGTCCCCACTTTCGTCTACATACACGACAAACTTGCTGTATTTGCTTTCCGGCGCGCTTGCATCAGCGCTAGTTGCTGGCAATGGCTCTGCACTTGCCGAGGGCAAATCGGCAATTTCCTCGGCGCTGATTTCCGGACATGGGTTGTTCGCGATAAGTTCAGCCGGCTCGAATAGTGGGATTTGCTTCTGCAT